GGTGACTACTACAATTATTCTGAGAATGTGGCTGGAGAATCTCGTTCGTTGGTATTTTCTACTGATCTCAGCAAGTCTCCGTATGACGCTGGAGTAGGAACAAAAAATTACGTTTCAATCACTTGCCTTAATACTTCTACGGCCTGCATGTTTGAATACACTGTTGATATCACCGTCTAATGTTTGAAAAATCCGTTGATGACAGACTGTCAACTTGGGCCAACCACCGTGTTGAATTAGACACAGTGGATGACCCGTTGATGCACACTTGGGAGTTTTGGAAACATGCTCCTTTTGTTCCCTATAACAAGGATGTAGATCAATACCATGTCAGTTCGTGGCCTACACCATGGGAAATCATAGTTCGAAACAAGTATGATGATTTTACCAAGAGTTTGATGATTGCCTGGTCTCTCAAATACACAAAAAAATTCAAACAGGCAAAAATTGAAATTAAAACTGTTGTTAATAACCAAAAAACCTGTTACTATAGCATAGTGTGTGTTGACAATACCTGGGCAATAAACTACAACGATAATGGTCCGGTTCCGATGTCGGATATACCGGATTCGTTTTTTGTTGAAAATCAAGTTGAAGTAACAAGCCCCTGGTAAATATCTTCCTCAGCACACATTAAAGGTAAAAAAATATGATAACAGTAGTCAAGCGCAATGGGGAGCGTGTTCCTCTCGATATTTCTAAAATTCAGAGACAAGTTGCCCATGCTTGCAGAGGTATTGATGGTGTGAGCCCATCCATGGTGGAAATTAAAGCACAGATTGAATTGCACGACGGTATGACCACCGAGACTATAGATGAGTTGTTGCTCAAAGCTATGGTCGACTTGATCGACGAAACTGAGAATCCAGAAATAAACAATGTCAACTATCAGTATGTAGCAGGCCGACAACGAGTCAGCATGTTACGCAAAGAAGTGTATGGACAATACGAACCTCCAAAATTGTATGATGTTGTAAAACGCAACATCGAAGCAGGAATGTATACCACAGAATTATTAAACTGGTATACCGAAGATGAATGGAACATCATTGATTTGTTTATTGATCATGACAAAGATGAAACATACACTTATGCAGCCATTGCACAACTGACAGAAAAATATCTTGTGCAAAATCGAGCAACTGGCAAAATTTTTGAAACTCCGCAGATACGATATGCAATTGCTTCTGCAACAGCATTTCACAATGAAAACAAAGAAACTAGGCTGAAGTGGGTCAAAGAATATTATGAATGTGCCAGTGCTGGGCACTTTACACTGGCCACGCCTGTTCTTGCTGGCTTAGGAACCACAACAAAACAATTCAGCAGTTGCGTTCTTATCAGCAGTGACGACACACTGGACAGTATTTTTGCAGCAGGCGAAATGATGGCCAAATATGCTTCAAAACGAGCCGGAATTGGATTGGAAATTGGTCGTATTCGACCCTTAGGTGCCCCAATTCGCAACGGTGAAATCAAACACACGGGTTTGATACCGTTTATGAAAAAATGGTTTGCAGATTTGCGTAGTTGCAGCCAAGGTGGCATTCGTAATGCATCGTGTACAGTGACTTTCCCTATCTGGCATGCACAGTTTGAAGATTTGATTGTGTTAAAAAACAATCAAGGCACAGAAGAAAATCGTGTGCGTCAGATGGATTACAGCGTGGTTGTTAACAAAATGTTTTGGAATCGCTACAAGCGAGGTGAAAACATTACCTTGTTCAATCCTGCAGAAGTTCCAGATTTATATGAAGCATACTACAGAGATAGTGCAGAGTTTGAGAAGTTATATCTGAACTATGAAAAGCATCCAACAATTAAAAAGAAAAGCCTGTCAGCAGATGAAATGTTCAAAAATGGAATTCTTAAAGAGCGTACAGACACTGGGCGTATATATCTTGTCAACATTGACAACGTCATTAACCAAGGGCCGTTTGATACAAAAGTTGATCCAATCTATCAATCAAACTTGTGCCAAGAAATTCTTTTGCCTACTCGACCGTTCCAACGCATTGAGGATCCAGAGGGTAGAATTGCTCTTTGCACTCTTGGGTCAATCAACTGGGGAGCGTTCCGTAACCCACAAGAAATGAGAAAAGCCTGTCGTGTGCTGGTTCGGTCGCTTAGTAATCTATTGAGTTATCAGGACTTCCTAAGTATTCAGAGCAAGTTAGCCAACGAAGACTTTGAACCGTTGGGCGTTGGCATTACCAATTTAGCTTACTGGCACGCCAAGAAAAGTTTCAAGTATGGCACACCTGAAGCATTGGCTGAAGTCAAACGATGGATGGAACATCAGGCCTATTACTTAACCGAAACCAGTGTAGAACTGGCACAAGAGCGTGGTGCCTGCAAACGCAGTGAACACACGTATTATGGCAAGGGCGTATTTCCTTGGGAACGTAGAGCAGCAGGTGTTAATGAACTCACGGACTTTGCCCCCAGCATGGATTGGGAACCATTACGTGCTCGTATGAAACAGTATGGTATTCGTAATGCTACCTTGATGGCCGTGGCACCGGTTGAGTCCAGCTCAGTTGTTTTAAACTCCACCAACGGAATTGAAATGCCGATGGAATTGATTTCTGTTAAGGAATCAAAGGCTGGATCGTTTGTACAGGTAGTACCAGAGTACAAACGACTAAAGAATCGTTATCAGTTGATGTGGGATCAAAAGGATTGTGTTGAGTACTTGAAGACCAGTGCAGTGCTTGCAGTCTACATTGATCAAAGTTTGAGTACAAACACATTTTACAATCCTGCATATTTTGCAAACAGCAAGGTTCCGGGCACACTGATTGCCAAGAATCTAATGTTGGCTTATAAATGGGGATTGAAAACTGTGTACTACAGTTTGATCAACAAAGTAGGTGCAAAGAACTCTGTAACAGGTACCAACGAAATTACAGTCAACGGTCACAGCACCGGAATCATCACCGCAGACAATGTGATCATTTACGAACCATTGGAAGATGATTGCGAGGCATGTAAATTATGACAGACGCGGTAGTAGCAGACAAAATTGAAGAGATTGCCGAACACATAATTGCCATTAATTCAATTATGCAAGAACTGCATGATCAACATGTCGAAATTAGAATTGCGTACAAAGAACCAGAAAAAGGAAATCCTCCTCGTTTGGACCTTTGGCGTGCCACAGCACATATAGATTATCTAAGGAACCCAACATGAGCAAAGAACAATACAACCTAAGCAAGCAGACAAATTATCTAAAAAGAACCATGTTCCTAGATCCAGCAGGTCCAGTTACAGTACAGCGATTTGAAGAAGTCAAGTATCCTAAAATTGCCAAGTATGAGGAACTGGCACGTGGTTTCTTTTGGGTACCAGAAGAGATCAGCCTGACCAAAGACAAGATAGATCATAAAGAATCCAGTGACGCAGTCAAGCATATCTTTACCAGCAATCTGTTGCGTCAGACAGCATTGGACAGTATTCAAGGTCGTGCTCCTAACCAAGTGTTTCAACCTGTTATCAGTATTCCTGAACTTGAAGCATTGGTAAGCAATTGGAGTTTCTTTGAAACAAATATTCACTCAAAATCTTACAGTCATATTATTCGTAATGTGTATGGTGTTCCCAAAGAAGAGTTTAACAAGATTCACGACACACAAGAAATTGTTGGCATGGCTGCTAACATTGGTCGCTACTACGAAGCACTGCATCAATTGAATTGTCGCAAAGAACTCGGAGAACATATTGATATTATGGATCACAAGAAAGCTATCTGGTTAGCACTGCACGCCAGTTATGCACTGGAAGCATTCCGATTCATGGTATCGTTTGCCACAAGCCTGGCTATGGTAGAAAACAAGATCTACATTGGCAACGGCAACATCATCAGCCTAATCCTACAGGATGAGATTTTACATGCTGAATGGACTGCTTGGTTGATCAACAATGTGACCAAAGATGATGCAGATTTTGTCAAACTCGAAACAGATTGCGCCGAAGAAGTATATGCTCTTTACATGGAAGTTATCCGTGAAGAAAAAGAATGGGCAGATTATCTTTTCAAGATGGGTCCTGTAATTGGACTTAATGCCACAATTTTGAAAGACTTTGTGGATTACACAGCGTATAATAGATTGAAAGAAATTGGTATCAAGTATGCTGGGGAATATCCTAAGAGCAGTCCAATTCCTTGGTTTAACAAACATGTGAACATTAATAAGAAACAAACTGCATTGCAAGAAAATGAAAGCACCAATTATGTTATTGGTGTCATGAGTGATTCAGTTGAATATGCAGAACTACCAGATCTATAAGGAAAATAAAAATGAAAGCAGTTGTATGGAGTAAGTATCATTGTCCCTATTGCGACCAAGCAAAGGCATTGTTGAAACAACGAGGTATTGAATTTGAAGAAAAGAAAATTGGGGATGGATACAGCAAAGAAGACTTGCTGGAAGCAGTTCCTACAGCACGTACTGTTCCGCAAATCTTTTTAAATGAAACCTTAATTGGTGGCTTTACTGAACTAAAAACCCACTTTGAAAAAGAACAGTGGGCGCAGGAAGCAGGCGGTCTGTGATGGATAATGATGATGACACAACTGTAAACGTTGGGTTTACTGCACAAGAACTCGACGACCTATTGAAGTGCTCTATCACAACAGGTGCAACAGGGTCTCTGCCAACATCAGGACCTTACACCATATCCACAGGAGCTGGTGCTAACGGAACATGGTCGACTAGCCCCTATGTTTTTACAACCAGTAATACTGGCAATGTTGGAATAGGAAGCATGTCACACGCAGGTCTACATGTTACTAGCGATGCCGAGTTTGATGGCGACATCAAATGGAAAGGCCGTAGTCTTGGAAAATTGTTACAGGGCATCGAAGATAGACTTGCAATTCTACAAGAACCCGATCCTAAAAAATTAGAAAAGTTTGCTGCACTTAAGAAAGCGTATGACCATTACAAAACATTGGAAAGATTGATTGGAGATGACTGAACAGTCAAGACCCAATCTTGCCAAGGGACGAACCAGCTATGATTCAACTAGCACTGGAGAATTAATTCCGTTTTTTAACAAAAACGTTACTCCTTATGCTACTGAATCCGGTGGACCTAAATTTGAATTAATACCTGTAACCAAACAAAAAGATATAATGATCAACCATGCTAGGATGTATGCCCAGCAGGAATATGATAGAATTATGGAATTGGTAATGGTGTTACAACAACAAGCAGATCAAATTAAACGCAGATTGGAAGTGACTGATGCAGTACATGCAGCCGAATATCAATTTCAAGTGGTAATGGGCAATCTGTATTGGTTGGTGTGGGATACAAGAAAACAAAAAACACTGTTGGTGCTTACCGGACCAACTGAATGGGCAACTGGCAAACCGGTTGACTATGAGTATGTAACTCAAGTAAAATATATGGGCGACCATACTTGGATGGAAATAATTTAAAGGAACAATATGTTATTAAGTAAGCCGATCACACAAGGATCAGTTGTTAGTTTAAAACTAGTCAACGGAGACGAAATCATTGCACGTTACGAAGGTGAAGACGACAACACCATAAAAATCAATAGACCCCTTGCGTTGACCATGGGCGCACAAGGTCTTGGAATGATTCCGTGGCTGTTTTTAGCCGACACAGAATCGTTTACATTGAAACGCGAACATGTGTTTGTTATGGTAATCAGCAAGAAAGATGCCAGCGATCAATATATGCAGGGCACAACTGGTATTGCACTTCGTTAAATAAGTGCAAAGGAAATAGATTATGCCATATGTAGCAGGAGGCGGCCCACAGGCCAACGCAGGATCACCAGAAGTTCTGGATGTGTATAACAGCCCTACGGTATTTGCCAACCATGTTCCTGTGGCTTTATGGCTAGCACCGCAGCCGGGTGCAGTTGGTACTATGCCCGAACTCAACAAAGTTGATTTGTCTCTGGTACAACAAGAGGCTATAACTACATCAAGTGCTGCGGCCACTTCCCAAGCGGAAGCAGAAGTTGGGCTAACAGGCCGCGGCGAAGTTCCGCAAGAGGGTACGCTAGTGTTGACCAGCACCACTGCTCAGGCAGCAGCCGGACAGCCTGGCGACTCTACCACTTCTACATTTGTCATATCCACATCTTCTAGTGGTATATTCGTGGACCTGGCCAAGAATATTGATGCTTGTCTTGCAGAAGCCAAACAAGGTCTTTGGAAAGAAACTGGATCTAATCCTAGGATTATCAATTGTTATCGAGCAGTAGGTTCAAATGTAACTAGTGACAGTGTACCGTGGTGTGCAGGCTTTACTGGTGCTTTACTCAAAGCCTCAGGAGCAGCCGCATTCAAAACACTGAGCAGTTTGGCTTATTCTAAATATGGACAACAAGTACCGTTGGATGACAAAACAAAATGGAGACTAAACGATGTGGTTGTGTTCAGCAGAGCAGGTGGCGGACATGTGGGATTTTTTAGAGGCTACAATCCTGCTACCGGTGCTGTGCTGATTGCTGGCGGCAACCAAGGCGACAATTTAACCGAAGTTGGATTCAAATCTGGCGGAATGCCAATTGTTGGGGTAGGGCGTGGATGGGTCGTTCCAAACGAATACGATCGCGCTGTTACATATTCTGGCAGCGGCGGTAGTGTAAAAGTGGTATAATCACTTGACAATTTGGTAAAATACTGTTATACTAGTAGCAAGGAGACAGCACATGGCAAATGAATTAGCAAAGTATTTGAACAGCCGTAGAAGACAAAAAGACGACAATGCTGTTCGAAAACAAACCAAGATTGCTAAACAACATCGAGTTAGTGAATACAATCCTGGAGAACCTAAGCAACCACATAGGTTTGCAAAACGTCACGCAATGGATTGTGGCAATCCCAAATGTTTTATGTGCGGTAATCCACGCAAAACACACAAAGACAAGTTAACAGCACAGGAAAAACGCCTGTTCCAAGACGTTGAAAAATCTACAGACCGACACAGCAATGGATTACAAAATGACCAAGAAGATTTACTATGAGAAAAAAGGACGACGGTATGTCCCAGTTGCAGAATACGACAGCGAGTATCTCGACAGTTTTCCGAAAGGTGCTCACTTGGTTATGTGCTACCCTGGTGGGTCTAGCCGTAGGTTTAATATTGATCCAAATTATGCAGCTATGATTGCTGCCGGGCGTGTAGCAGAAGATGCCATCAGTTCGGCAGTTGTAAAAGCCAGCGAAATGCGGCCGCACAACAAGCCCATTACTGAAAAGCAAAAGAAGGCTTGGGAAGCATTGGCCAAAGCGTTTGACAACGATCGTTACTACATTGAAATCCCCAGTGCTAGAGAAATTGCCGAAGCAGGCGTTAAAGCCATGGCAGAAGAAGCAGACAAATTGCTAGAACATGAAAGCGTTCGTAAAGCCTATGAACACTTTATGTTGATGTGCAAACTTGTCAAAACAGTTCCTGCAGAAAGTGTTAAATAACTGCATCTAGTGGGGGTAAACCTGTATAGCAGGTTGCTGCCGTGAAAGACGCAGAATCTAGTCGGAGGATCTACACGCCCCTTGGAGTCCGACATTTATCAATAATCAAAACCCAAGGTCTATGTGTCAGACTAAATAACAGTAATTCATTGAGAGACTGTTATGCCTACACCATCATCCGGACCGATATCTTTTTTAACCCTGCGTAATGCATTTGGAGTTCCGACTCCTACGCCAATCAACCAAATGTACCGTGGCGGTGCATATACTCCCAGCATTGGTGTTAACAATGCTGTTCCTGTTAGCGGAGCCATTTCCCTTCAGAATTTCTACAGTACCTGGGGTAGAAAAACCATGGTATTTACAATCAACGTTGGGTCAACTCCTATTCCGTATAAAAAAGGAAAAGGTTCTTATTACGGATACGGCATTGGCGGCCTGAAGAAAAAAGGCGGATCATTTGGCAGTATCAGTCAAGACACATTTTTAACACCAACAGGCACAATGGTCATCGAAGCATTGTACTTCAGCACAGGAACAAATGCCTGGCATCTTCAGTTGAGATCAACTGCGGCTCCTGCGGATTCCGATTTGTCTTTTCTCAGTGTGTCTGTATCAGGGTACTCAATCAATGGTGTTCGATCAGCACGAACAAGCACTCAAGCAACAGGAACAGCACGTAGGTGGAATTGGCAAGTACCTAGTGCCAGTCATCCCTCGTCTGGTACAATAACCTGTTCTATAAATTTCTACGGTTAAAAGGAAAAAAATGATTCATTTCACAATGAAAATTCTAAGTTACAGCGACAGCGGCACATTTTTGGTTGAATACGTGCCATCTAACAGCAAGTGTACAACAATAAAATTAAACATCGGTGTTCCTGCAACTGCATTGAACAACACCCGAGAAATATTATCCTTGCTGAAAAATTCGTCACCTCAGGATTACTGGAACAACGAACTGGTTAACACCAATGTGGACCAAGGCCCCCTTCAGCAACTGATTGATACCACTCACGAAGTTCGAGAACTAGAAGCTATTGTAATACACAATCCTATAGGAAACTTTTCTTTGCCTACATCAGTTCCTCCTACTATTCGAGCAGTACCTGGACAGTTTGTCACACGTCCACATGTGCCACATGTGGGAAGATCCAGTCCAGAACAGGTAGCCAGTCCGGATGAGCAAAACAAGATCAAAATGAAAATTCTAATTCAAGAAGTTTTACAAGAAATGGCAGACAACACAATATGAAATTCACACCACATGCTGCATTTGGAAAAGTTGTAATTCTGGCACAGACCAAGGCAGGCGATACCAGAGTTGTGCCAATTGGACAAAACGGTCTAGTCAAAACTGGCTGGTATTATTACACCCACGGTGTTGCCAAGGTCAATGTGATTGAAACAGGTGAACAACTTGCAGATCGAACACCGGGTTGGCTCAACGCTGAACACAAAAGTGACAGTGCATCAACTTCGGGAAACCTGCAACTGCATTTTCCTGTTGAAACAGAATGGTTGTGCATTCCACATGCCTACAACAAAAAAGGGCTACCAAGTCTAGCCAGTGTTATTATACAGCCTGATACTCCTACAATGCTTGAAAATGGCAGTGATATCTTTCTTGTGAGAGGTTCATTGAATATCAAAGGAAAGATTTTTGTGGGTCCTACACAGATTCGCATCAGAAGTGGCGACGTAGAAGCTCGAGTAGAAGGGTCAGCTGCTTGTTACGCAATGAGGTTCTTAAATGAAAACTAAAGTTTGGCAACGATCAATCGCAAGCTGGATGTTTTTTCCAGCACTTTTTTGGGCAGTCTCTACTGGATGGTCATGGTGGCTGCTACCTGCATTTTTAATGTATCTAACCATTGCACTCACAGTGACAGTGGGATATCATAGACTGTTTACACACAACGCATTTGTTTGTTCAAGATTTTGGCATTGGTTCTTTGGATTGGTAGGTTGTGCTACATTGAATTCCGCTCCTGTACACTGGAGTTCTGTTCATATGACTCACCACAGGTATACAGATACCAAAGATGATCCGTATGATGCAGACATTAGACATTTTTTTAGATTCAAAGAAAGAGACAATGTCAAAGCAACTAAAAATGAATTGCGAATGATTCGTGACGATATGCATGTGTTTTTTGTCAATCATTCGTTGACTATTAGTATTGTAACCGGTATACTGTTATTGTTGATCAGTTTTGATGCGTTCTTTTATTTGTTTGCATTGCCTACAACTACCTATCTTGTTACCGCGGGAATGCATACAATTTTTGCACACGGTAAACTAGAAGAAAACGACAGTAGAGTATCGGCTGCAAGAAATTTATGGCTATTAGAATTTTTAATTCCTATGGGTGGTGAATGGATTCATAAAGAACACCATAACAAACCAAAATTAATGAACTGGCATACAAAACCCCATTACTTTGATCTTGGGGCAATAATGATAGGATTGATTAGGAAAAATGATAACCAACCGACTGCCTGAGTTAGAATTAGAAGACAAAAAATACGATCTACATGTGGGTGCAGAAGCACCCACAACTTATAATTTAACTTTAATTTACCCCGATTGGAGTGCTTATAAAAAACCTGTGCAACCAAAAGTTGCTTTGCAGAGCCCCGATGTAATAAGAGCCAATCTAGCTAAAATAGGTATCAGCTTTTGAAATATTATCACCATGCAGGCTACACGCCTACAATGACCACGCCTGATTATATGTACAACGTGTTTGATCGTACACGGGCAATGATCAACATTCCTCAAATAGAATGCATAACACCAATTGGACAACTGGTACAGCCAAAGTCCATTGAAGAACTGTGTCACAACAGTGCTGCCAACATAGTGCAAAAAGCAGGTTCAAAAAAACTTGTGGTAACATGGAGTGGCGGCATAGACAGTACACTGGTGCTGTCAGAATTGTTAAAAATTGCACCACATGAGCAAATTGTTGTTATGATGGATAATAATTCCATTAAGGAATATCCTGAATTCTATAAGAATTTCATTGAAGGAAAATTATCCACATCACAAATGAGTTTTTACACCGACGATCCGTTGAGGCAAGCACTTATAGACGGAGTTGTTGTAACTGGACACTTGATGGATCCAGTGTTTGGTGCAAACATATATCAAGCACTGCCTGTAGAAAAATTAAAACAAACTATTCCTGAGTTTCTCAACACACTGGATCGTCGTTCTCAAGAAATGTACACTAGATTGATCGACGCATGTCCTAGAAAATTGGAAAATGTCAAAGATTTTTTCTGGTGGTTGGACTACACATTGAATTATCAAAGCGAACAACTAATGTGGTTGTTGGAAATAGAAGAAATGATTTTGAACAAAAACCTTTTTCACTTTGGTGCTGGCCGCGATTGGAATAACTATGCTGTGTCGACTCCTGCAGAGGTAAAATGGTCCGGTGACAACTTTAATTACTACAAAATGGCCATTAAAGAACATATCCAAAAATTTACCAAAGATGAGTTGTACACAAAAGAAAAAATAAAGATGCCTAGTTGGAGACACTATAGAACAGATGACCAACGTCGACGTGACAAGGCAATATGGATTACTACTGATTGGAAACGAGGATGGCTACCACAGACATAGTGTTGGGTAAGGAACTGGATCATAAAGATTCAACAGTTACTGTCAAGTATTGTGCAGGCATGGGCGGCGGCCCATTAATTCCATTCTTTCTAAAGAATTTTGCAAAATTGATTGAAGATGGTCATTATCATCATAATCTTGTAGGCAACAACAGGTCCAAGGCTATCTATGCCGAAGTAGATGGAATTGTAGTAGGACATATTGTGTTTGAAATGCTAGATGATGTTTCTAAAACTGCCTGGATCATACTGAGTGCAGTTGATGAAAAATATAGAAAGCGTGGAATATACACATTGTTGCACAAGTATTTTGAAATTCAAATCAAAAGTATGAATGCAAAAAAAATAGCCAGTTATGTACATGTTAATAATATTGTTCGACAACACAGTTGTGTTAAAGTAGGCATGAAACCTGTGTACTACAGGATGGAAAAAGATCTATAACAAATGGAAACAAAATGGCATTAAAATTACAATGTGAACCAGTATTGACAGTGCGTCCGGAAATGGAACCCATGCTGATAGACCATTATCACGAACTGACCAAACACAAAGACAAAATCAAATTGGCCCCTGATTGGGACCTTTATGATCAAATGGAAAAGAAAAATCAATTCTATCTGCTGACAGCAAGACTGGAAGAAGAAGACAACATGTTGGTAGGATACAGTGCGTGGTTTGTGAAACCACACATACACTACAAAGAAACAATTGTTGCATCCAATGATGTGCTTTTTTTACACAAGGATCATCGGTTGGGCATGACCGGTATTCGATTGATCAAATACAGTGAACAAGAAATGCGCAAGTATGCACATAAAATTACTTGGCATGTAAAAGGCGAGCCCGACTTTAGACCAATCTTGCACAGACTAGGCTATACCGACGAAGATGTTATTGTGGGAAAAATGTTGGTATGAAACCGGCTAGTGAGTTGTTTGCCAAATTGCATTTCAGTGAAACACAACTGAATGCAATGCAACAACTGTATTTCAAATATTTTGAAATGCACATGCCAGAAAAATACACAGGCACAGCAACATCGGCATTGTGGTTCAAAGGTGCCAGTTGGGAAACTGGAGTTGGATACGACAGAGGACATGACAATGCCGGATTTGTAGTAGAAGAAGCAGACAACGATCCATTATGGCAACACTTTTCAGATCTGTTGCCATTTATGGAAAAAGCTGCTGTTATTACAAAAATTCCTGCTGGAGCAATAATGTATCCACACATTGACAGAGGTTGGCGAGGTGAGGCAATTTATTTTCCAATATCAGGCTGCTCAGATCAATGCGTATCAGAATACTATGATATTCCAAAGCTGAACAAATTTGGAGAACGCCAAATGTACTCGGCATTGGCTCCTGCGGTGTACACCTATGCAATAAATACTCATGCATATTTGACAGCAACACATGAATGGCACGGTGTTAGAAATCTCAGCAGCCAAGAAAGAATTGTAGTTGGATGGAATTTCAACCGAGAACACGGTATTCGTACTTTTAAAAATTGCAAAAATATATTAACAAGATTAGGATACATACGTGATGAATAATTGTTATTACAGGTTGAACATTGATGTATCAAATGCACTCAAGCCTGACTGGAAACAGCAGTGTGTCACATTTGACGTAACTGGCAAATACGGAGTTTGGCAACCGCCATCCAATCTTATTTTTAACCAGGAGTGGCTGGTTTACATGGGATCCATTGGGCTTCCTATTGTGAATGCTATGATTTTTTACAGAGGATCACATGCACACACTGTGGATGGACACATAGATGTTAGCACAGCAGAGCCATTTAGAATTCACAATTTTGGTATAAACTGGTGTGTAGGCGGCAAAAACAGTGAAATGGTGTGGTATGAACTGCCACCTAATGCCAAAGAAAAAATTACATACACTCGTGTCAACACTCCCTATGTATCCTGGCCCTTGAAAGAATTGAAAGAAGTTGAAAGATGTCACATTGACAAACAGGTAACATTGGTAAAAACAGGCTTGCCACATGCTATTGTGATGGGCGAAGAACCTAGGTGGTGTTTCTCTGCAAGAACATTTATTCCCAACGATATGCCTTGGGAGAAAGTTGTCGATCTAATGCGTTCAAAAAATATTTTAGTTGAAAGATCTCTATGAAAGAACATTGTTGGTACAAATTAAAGATTGATTGTAGCAATGCAATCAATCCAGACTGGAAATTTCCCGATCCCCAGGGGAAAAAGTTTGGGATATGGGACGTTCCTGCAAGCAAAATTTTTAATCCTCAATGGATCAAAGAAATAAAATTGTTAGGTTTTGAATTTGGAGATGCGTTGGTATTTTATAGAGCACCTGGATACAACACTTTCAACGCACACATAGATATTCACAAACATCATCCTATAAGAATTTCCACATACGGACTTAACTGGGTAATTGGCGGAAGCGACTGCGACATGACCTGGTACAATCTACCAAAAATTGATGCAAAACCTCCACAACGGGATGCAGCCGGCACCATATTCTACAACTGGCCAATTAATAAACTTACAGAGATTGACAGGTGTAACATGGGTTCTGAATTGACTTTGACCAGAGTAGGAATTCCACATGCTGTGATCATGGGAGAAGAGCCACGATGGGCCATTTCCGCAAGAGTTGCCTTGTTAGAAAACAAATTCTGGAAAGAAATTGTGAGCTGGATGAGAGACAGAGACCTAATAATTGAAAGAGATGACGATGTTCCAAAAGATCAAATTTAAATTAACCAATGTTGACTTTGAAAGACTAAAAGGCAGTGTGGTCACATCGTTTGGTAGGCCACCACGTCCAACGTTGACCTATTATCGACTCAACGACTACGAATATTTTCAAAGCCTGCTGCCAGAAAAAATGTTTTACGGAACAGTTGCACCCTTTCAGGTTCAGTTGGCAGAAATTACTGGCTCGGGACATCTGCTGCCGCATATAGATCACAATATATCTGCATGTGCAAATTATTATTTAGACACCAACGGTTCAACAACTCATTTTTACAACAAAAAACCAAATGCTCAAGGTTTTGTGTACCCTGGCAGAACAGTAGCCAACATTTATTCACTAGATCAAGTGACACAGGTAGGCGAGTTTACCGCAGAACCAGATGAATTGTATCTATTAGATGTAAGTCAAATACATTCTGTAAATTCTCCCAACAACGGCATACGTAGATTCATAACCTGGCAATGGGTTGATACGCCGTTTGAAAGCATCAAAAACACACTGCTTGAAAATTTAACATAATGTTTTGTAAAACTGTCTGGAACGGACTACACATATTGCCCGATGGATACATTAGGCTTTGCAGTATAGGATCGAACAGCAAAAAAGAATTGGACATGCAGAGATGCAGGGACAAAGATGGCAATGTGATGCACATATTGACACACGATCTGCATGATATAATGAACAGTGACAAACATCGTGAAGTTCGACTGTTTAACAAGACCAATCCTACAGAATGGAGTCCGCATTGCGATTGTTGCGAGCACAGAGAACATGTGACAAAACAACGTCGAACACATCCCAACAGCAGTAGAAGAATACAATTAATGACACACGTTGATACTGCTGATCTAGTAACTGAACACAATTACTCGGACAAAATATCATCAGACGGGTCAGTTGATTGGTTGCCCAGTAGCCTTGATGTGAGATTTGGAAACCTGTGTAATCAAAAATGCATCATGTGTGATCCTGTATTCAGTAATTTGTGGTACGACGAATTTGTAGACTATTACAAAAAAGACACATTCGGTCAAGGAACAGTGGTCAAGATCACTAAAGACTTGTCTACCAACAAGTGGATTGATCCGCCGCAGTTGCATTGGTTCGAAGATCCACGTTGGTGGCCAAAGTTTGATCAAATGGCAGGATCACTGAGACATATCTATATCACTGGTGGCGAACCCATGGTAACACCAGCACATGACGAAATGCTGGATAGGTTGATAGCAAACGGACATGCAAAAAACATACGCCTGGAATACGATTCCAACTGTAGCGCAATCAATGACAAAATTGCTCAAAGGTGGCAACACTTTCGAGCAGTACATATTAGAGCCAGCATGGATGCCACAGGTGCCGAGTATGAACTCATAAGATCAGGCGGCCGATGGGAAAAATTTGTAGAAAATATAAAAAAACTCAAACAGTACGAGAGACAATTCAAGAATGTAAAACTCATGTCAATCACCACCTGTTTTCAGATTGCCACAGTTTACAGCATTATTGAAAGTGAAAAATTTTGCAGAAGCATGGGTGTAAACTTTCATGTGAGATTTTTGGAAGGCCCAGCTCATCATTCAACTTATAATTTGCCACGAGCAGCAAAGTTGAAACTGATAGAATATTATTCTCAACGCCGAGCAGGCAGTGCAAAAGCAACATTAATACTGGAACATTTACATAACATGCTGGATCACGATATCGACGCCGCTGCTGTTGGTGAATTTGTTCGCTTCATGGACTACCTAGATACCACTCGCAAGACCGATTGGAGAACAGTCATTCCGGATGTGTCCAATTTATTAGAAACAGTTGACAACACTCCTGAATAAATATATACTGTAAGTTAAGACTGTATGAAGTAGACAGAAAAGGATTCAAGACGCGGGGGCAGTGCCCGCCAGGTCCACCATAAAGAGGATGATAGCACTAAAATTAGAATCGTAAAACACTGAAATATGTGAGTTGGTTTTAATGGAGGTCGTGCTACCGTGCGTTGAGAACGCAGTCTTCTTCATAATGGGCCTGACACAGGATCGATTGGGTCAAGAGTAAGAAAATG